ATAGTTTTGGAGTACAAAAAATAAATCGAAAGCGAAAGAAATTTGAAACAGCAAATTTCAAAATTGCTCATAATGATTTATTTAACAAGTTCACTACTGAGATTGTTTATAGTGAATACAAAGCAATAGGTGATAACAATGACAAATAGTTTAATTAATATTGCTAAAGTATTAAGTGAACGAGTAAATAATAATAAACCTACTGAGCAATCAGCTATGCACATAAACATAGATGGTAAGAAACAACTAAACTATGAGATTATGTTTCAATTACTTCAAGGCGAAGTAGAGAAACATATACTTGAAAATCAAGGCAACCAAGTCGTTGATGAGTTTAGACAAAAAATTATTACAAAGTTTAGCACGCTTATACATCAGCTTAACAACTAACATATGAACAACTAATGGCGACACCTATGTCGCCATTGGTGTATTTACAAGGCTCATTTACCATTACATTCTCCAACCTGTGTATCATCTCAAAAACTCACGTTTTTGACGTACGCAAATTTGCAAAAGAGGTTTACAAAGCAATATACATTCATATACTAGGGTCCCAAACGGTATGAATTTAGACAAACTAACAGAAGATGAATTAAAAGACTTAATTCTTAAAAAGCAATTAGAGTGGATCAAGTTATGCCAGGATGATTTTTTAATTTTTGCTGGTGCTATGTGGGAAGATTTTATTTATCGTAAAACAAAGGACCCAAAGAAATATGGGCACCATCAAATAATCGCTGAAGAATTTCAAAAAATTGCTAAAGATGATGAAAAGAGGCTCATCATAAATATGCCCCCTAGACATACTAAATCAGAATTTGCATCTTATTTGTTCCCTGCATGGATGATAGGTAGGAATCCTAAGATGAAAATTATGCAGGTATCGCACAACGCTGAACTTGCCACAAGGTTCGGTAGCAAGGTTCGTAATTTAATGAACACTAAGGAGTATAAACAAGTCTTTGGTAATGTTACACTAAGAGAAGATAGTAAGGCTAAAGGCCGTTGGGAGACAAATCATGGTGGCGAATATTTTGCAGCGGGGGTAGGCGGCTCTATCACAGGGCGAGGGGCGGACTTACTTATTATCGATGACCCACATACAGAACAAGACTCAATGTCTGATTCTGCTATGGACAGAGCATATGAATGGTATTCATCAGGACCCAGACAACGTTTGCAACCAGGCGGTAAGATTTGTGTTGTAATGACAAGATGGGCTACCGATGATTTAACAGGAAGGCTCATCAAGGCACAATCTGAGCCTAAAGCTGACAAATGGAAAGTTATTGAGTTCCCTGCCATACTTCCAAGCGGTAAACCTGTGTGGCCAGAATATTGGCCTCTTGAAGAATTAGAAAAGGTCAAAGCTTCGGTGTCCGTCAAAAACTGGAATGCACAATATATGCAGGACCCAACTTCAGAGGAAGGGGCTATTATCAAACGTGAATGGTGGCAAAATTGGGACGAAGAACGATTACCAAAACTTCTACACGTAATACAAAGTTATGATACTGCATTTTCAAAAAAAGAATCAGCAGATTACTCAGCGATTACAACTTGGGGAATATTTGAACCTGTGGAGGGTTATGAAAAATGTATAATACTTTTAGATGCTCACAAAGGCAGATATGATTTTCCAGATTTAAAAAACGTAGCGATAGAGCAATATAACTACTGGGAACCTGAGACAGTTATCATTGAAGCAAAAGCATCAGGTCAACCATTAATACATGAGTTAAGAAGAGCTGGTATACCAGTCGTAGACTATGTGCCTGCACGTGGTAGAGATAAGCACACAAGAATAAATAGTTGTGCCCCTGTATTTGAATCAGGTATGATATTTGCACCTTTGGATCAAATGTTTGCACAAGAGGTTATTGAAGAGTGTGCAGCATTCCCTAATGGGCAGTATGATGACTATGTTGACTCCATGACTCAGGCCGTGTTAAGATACCGACAAGGCGGATTTGTATCAACTTACTCAGATGATTGGGACGAACCGAACTTTAAAATAGAAAAAGAGTATAAATATTATTAGGAGACCTATGATGAGAAAAAGTATGTATTTAACTGGTGGACAAGCCAAGTTAGATAGAAATAAAAACAATAAGATTGATGCAGAAGATTTTGCTATTCTAAGAAAAGAAAAAGCAAAAGGCAGAGGTATGGGTCTTCAGGATGAAAAAATGAAACCAGGCAAAGTTACGAAAGCTGCACTTGGAGCAATTGCACTTGGAGCAATGACTGCAGCAAAACTTAAAAAATTAAAAGGTAAAAAAAATAAAATGGCAGGCGCAGCAAGAGTTATAGGATCAAATTTAATTCCTGGTATGTCTGTTGCAGATATAATGAAAAAAAAATTAAGAAGATCTAAGGGTGGTGGTGCTGACACTGGTAAAGTTGGAGAAGAAAAAAGTAGAAGAAAAGTTTTAGCACAAAGGATAGTAAGACAAATTAAAGACAAAGACAGACCTTCCATGAGAGATAAAGAATTAGCTGGTGACATAGAAGGTTCAATTGCCCCATACAAAGTTAAGAAAAAAATGGGTGGCGGTATGATGATGACAAAACCTATGATGACAAAACCTATGATGGCAAAAAAAGGAGCCATGGCAAAAGACAGTAAAATGATGGGTGGTGGCATGATGATGACACCTAGAGGAGCTATGGGAGCAATGGGTGGTGGTATGATGATGAAACCCATGGGTTACAAAGCAGGTAAGTCTGTTAAAGTAAAATGTAAAATTGGTAGAAACAAACCTACAAAAATGTACTAAGGGGGATTTATGTCCCTTAAAGGTTTATTACAACTTGGGAGACGACTTCTAAGAGGTAAGAAAGAATCAGCGACACCGACTACCGGACAACAGCAAAAACTTCTTACATACGAAGGTAAAGCATCTCAAGACACTGGATTAGAACTAGCAACAAAAGAATTAGCAAACCCACCTGTAAAAAGAAATATCACTAAACCACTTTACATGGGTGATGACACAGCTCCTGCTTTTGGTTCTTCAACTTATGACTGGGCAATGAAGATTGGTCCAGGTAGATACACAGCCGATGAATGGTTAAATCATTTAACTTCAACAAGAACAGAAAAGTTTAAAATATTTGGTAAACCTGCTGAGAGAAAAGTAAGGCAGGCAAAAACATTTAAATATGATAGTGGTCCTTTTGTTGGTAAAGAAGTTAGAGTTACACCAGAAGAATTGTTTGATACTAACCTAGCGATTTTTAATGAAGCCGGTGATTTAACAGGTGGTTTATTATTTGCTGCTAAAAAATTTGGTCTTAAATTAGATGCAAATGAAGTTGGTAATATGATTAAACTCAATCCTCTTAATAGATTAAAACCCGTGGAACTTGGCACACCTGAAAAAGCATTTACTGATTTAATAAAAAAATCTAAATCAATAAATACACAAATTAATACAATTAGAAATAAATACCGGACAGTTAGAGATTTAGACTTTGATGATAGTTTACAAGATGCTTTATATCATTTAAATGGTTTACAAGCACAAAATATAACTTCTGCTGCTATTAAAGAAAATGTTACAAAATTTAAAACCTCAGTAATGCTAGCTAGAGATAGCACAAGAATAAATCAAAGTGATTTCAAAAGTTTAAATAGAATTATTGGTGAGCTTGATGAAGCTGCATCTAAAATTACAAACAAAATTAACAAAACTCAATATGGTAATGAGGCTGCTTATACTTTATCTGGTGGTAAAAATTATAGAGAAACAATATTTAGATTAGATGAACCCATACCAACCAATACGAACCCTTTGACTTCACCAGGGCATTTCAGTGAACATGGTGCTAATCAAATTTATCACGTAAGATTTGACACAAGAATAACACCAGATGGTAAGAAAGCGTTTTTAATACATGAGATACAATCTGATGTTAATCAATCTATTGCAAAACAATTATCTAAAGCAGAGCAGCTTGATGGGGTAAAAAGAATTAATCCTTTTAATGCTGATATAGAATTAAATCTTTTAATGTCTGAAAGAGCAAAACTAAGCACTAGATTAAACCAAGCATTAGATGCTCAAGATGTAGCGGCAACAAATGCTAATGCAAAATTATTAGATGATGTTCAAAAAAAATTAAATAATTTAATAACTAGACAACCTAATAGAGCAGATTATTTTCCAATGGTTGAAGCAGACCAATATGGTGATCATGCCTTAAAATACTTGATGAACAAAGCAGCAAAAGAAAATGTTGACTTTGTTGCAATCGCACCTTTTGATAAATTAAGTTTCAGACAAGGGTTTGCAGCTGGTAATGAAAGATTTTATGGATATGCATCTGGTAAGGGTATAGGTAAAAAAGGGACTGCAGTGATGCCTGGCCTTATGAAAAAAGTTGCAAGGTTCTATGATTCAAAAGCAGAACCTATAAAATTATCGCTTTCAGATCCTAAACTCCCCTATAAAAAAATATCAACTGAAAAATTTAAATATGAATCTGCTGGAGGCAGTAAAAAACCTATTGCTGATAATCATCCATTTAAGGGTAAAACAATTACTAGTAAATATCATTCAGATGCGGTAGCAGATCCAAAATCAGGATATAAGCGAATGTTTGCTGATGATCCGAACTTGTATTTTGATGCGTTTGCCGTTAAGGTGTCACCACTAATGAAATACACACAAAAAACCTATAAGGCCAAAGGAGGCTTGGTGGTGGATATGTTTAAACCAATAGGGTATGATAAAGCATGGCTATAGAAAAGAATAACGAAATCATTGAAGAAGAGGATAAGGTAGAGGAAGTTCAGGAACAACCTGAAGGACTGCCACCTGAAGTCATTGTTGAGGGTGAAGAGGAGATGGTAGAAGAAAGTCCTCAAGATAATTTTAATGCAAATTTAGCAGAGACCATGGATGAAAGAATTTTAAAATCCATGGCAAGTGAATTAGTACAAGAATACAAAAAAGATAAGGGGTCAAGGAAAGAGTGGGAAGAAACTTACATTAGAGGATTAGATTTATTAGGCACTAAATACACTGATGTAACAAGACCATTTAAAGGTGCATCTAATGTAACTCACCCGTTATTAGCAGAGGCAGTAACACAGTTTCAAGCACAGGCTTATAAAGAATTATTACCTAGCGATGGTCCAGTAAGAACACAAGTTGTTGGATTAAACACACCACAATACGAACAGCAAGCAGATAGAGTTAAAGAATATTTGAATTATTTATTAATGGAAAAGATGGAAGAATACACAACAGACATGGATCAAATGTTATTTTACTTACCATTAGCAGGTTCTACTTTTAAAAAAATTTATTATGATGCAATGTTAGCAAGACCAGTATCAAAATTTATACCTGCTGAAGATTTAGTTGTTCCATATTATGCAACAGATTTAAAAGATTGTGAGAGAATTACACACGTTATTAAAATGACGCAAAATGATGTCACAAAAAAAATGGCAGCTGGTTTCTACAGAGATATAGAATTAACTAAGTCTGACACGACTGAAGATGGATTACAGAAAAAAATGCAAGAGTTAGAGGGTATAAAGAAAACTGGTCAAGATTATATACATAATATTCTAGAAATGCATGTGGATCTGAACTTAGACGAGTATGAAGATTTTGACGACAAAGCTAAAAAAGTTAAAATACCTTATATTGTAACTATTGATGAAGGTTCTTCTGAAATATTATCAATTTATAGAAACTATAAACCTGGTGATTTAGGTTACACAAGAATAGAATATTTTGTTCACTATAAATTTTTACCTGGGTTAGGTTTTTATGGTTTTGGTTTAACTCATATGATAGGTGGTTTATCATTAGCTGCAACACAATCACTTAGACAATTAATAGATGCTGGTACTCTAAAAAATTTACCAGCAGGATTTAAGTCTAGGGGTATAAGAGTAAGAGATGATGACCAACCAATTCAACCTGGAGAGTTTAGAGATGTCGATGCACCAGGCGGAAACATCAAAGATCAATTTTTTAACTTACCTTTTACTGAACCATCAACAACTTTATTTCAACTTTTAGGTTTTGTTGTACAAGCTGGACAAAAATTTGCTGCAACAACAGATACCGCGACTGGTAACGATCTACAAAATAGAGCTGTTGGGACTACAATAGCACTACTTGAGCGAGGAAGTAGGGTAATGTCTGGCGTTCACAAACGATGTTACTATGCAATGAGGTTAGAATTTAAAGTTTTGGCAAGAATTTGTGCAGAATTTTTACCTCCAGAGTATCCTTATGATGTCTATGGTGGTCCAAGACAAATAAAATCGACAGATTTTGATAATAGAAT